GTCTCATTGGTCTGAAGGACGATACCTATATTCTGAAGGAGGTCAGTAGATGCCGTTGGTTTTGTGGTGGTAAGGGTACCTGTATTGCTTACAAACACGGTGTCCCCTACATTCACCCCAGTGAGCCCGCTTACAGTTTTATTGAAGAGGCCAGCGGTGATGATCTCACCCGAAGACCCATATGTCGTCTCTTCAAGCAATACCCCAATCGCTGGCATCTTAGCAGAGTCGTTGGCGTACGCCCTACCAACCAAGATGTTGTTTCCTGAAATGCCCTTTGCGTACACTGGCGTTCCTGCGGAAAGGGTGTCGCCTTCATCGTTCTGAACCTGAAGGTATACAGACTCTACATAATCCCATTCGGACTCGCTTCCATTCCAGGTGACTACCTGACCGTCCACAGCGTCATCAGTGATAGGAACGCCATCACCCTGGATGCCCTGGATGCCCTGCTCCCCTTGCGGCCCCTGCGGGCCTGGAGGACCCACAGTGGCTGAAGAACTAACAATTACTGTAATTCCTGGTCTAGCCATTAGTAGTTAACCGTTACATCTTCAACAACTTTAAACGTGCCGTAAAGCAAAGTCTCAATAGAGCTGATTGAATCTGCATTTAAGCCTGCACCTCCAATTTCTTTATCATTACCCAAATCAACGATCTTTTGCTGAATGTCGTAAACGTACAGACCTGCACTCAAGCCCGTTGTGTCGACTTCAGGAGATAAATCACTGTCAGAATCTACTGCCGCACCCATCTGTTCGTGAGTAGCGCTAAAGGTAATCAAACCGATAGAGGTGGTAGACACCGTGCCATCAATCTTCAAAAGGTATCCGTTATCCGCAGGATTGGACGCGAGGGCGTCATCGGTATCCGCCTCTCTGACCTCTAGGGTATAGTAGTACTTTTCAGATAAAGGGTCAACAGCGGGATCAATACTCTCTTGGTCCTCTCCCAGTCGCAACGGGTTACCCCCTGAGTCTTTAAGTTCAAGATTAAGGTTAAAAGTATCGCCTCTTTTACAAGTGATATCCACCCTCTGAGATCGGTCTAAGTTGATTTGGTTTGCCATTATAATTCTGGTTGGGCCTGGTTTTGTCTTTGTGAAATAAGCCTACTTTGTTCGTCTGCTTGTTTGGTTACCCTTTCGTCCTTTCTGTCTTCCTTCAGCACTTCGAGCTTCTCTTTGAAGTTCTTGTCGTCTTCTTTAAAGCCGAGAGTAGCTTGAGCCTTAATCATTTCGATCTCCTTTCTAAACTCGTGCTTCACGCTTTCGAGTTGAGCCTCTAACTGATTCTTGAGTTGCATCTCTTGAGCCTTCAGCTGCGCCTCCATCTGCATCTCTTGCTGCCTAGCTTGAGAAGTGGCCTGGGCCGAAGCTTGCTGGATCTGAGCTTGCTGCTGAGAGTTCTGCATGGCAATCTGCTGATTCATAGCGATACGCTTTTTTCTACGAACGATCAACAACCTTTCTGCTTGATTGATGTCTTTGAGTTGACGAACAGCAATAGCATCTTCCAGGTCGATCTCTTTTTGAGATAAAGCAATCTGAATGTTTTGCTCCAAATACTGACGCTCGGCCTCTTCCATCTCCTTTACTACGCGGACGCCGAAGTTGTACATAGCCAGGTTCCTGAAAGAACTGAGTACGCTCATGTTCTCTTTTCCGATGGCGTTCTCATAAATCCTGTAGAGGACAGAATCTGGGTGAATGACTTGTACGCACTTCACAATATCGCTGCACACCTTCTTGTACAGAACCATAGAAGAGTTTGTGATATCGTATATAGCGTTGTTGGCAGCAGCCAAGGCTTGCTGTCTAACACCTACAAGTGCATCAGACTTAGGTGTCGATGCATCCATCACCTCATTGATTCCCGTAGCGTCACGGATCATGCGGAGATAATGGTTATACAAACCGATAAGCTCGTTGATGTTACGAATGCTATTACCAATCTCTCTGATTGGAGGATTTTGGAATCCGCCTTCTGGATTCTTGCTTCTGTAATAGAAGACACCCGTCTGCTCGTAGATATCATGGAGATCAAGAGGCTGAAGCTCCCCACCCTTACCAAGCTGAACGTTTTCCAGCCCTTCGATGTCAATAATGATACCGTCTGGCTTTGCTTTAGCTACAGCTTGCTGAATCTTCAGGTGCGTCAACTGCAACTGATCTGCAAACCCGATGCAGCTGTCAACCATTGACTTAGGCATCATGTCTAGCAAGTTGGTAGCACAAACAGAGTACGACAAATTGGTTCGAGAGATGTCGTGAATATTTCTCGGAGTATTGTGCTTCTTACCGTAGTTGAACAAGTAGTCCGTACCCAGTATGTAGCAACCGCCGTATACAGAAGACGTCTCAAGCTTTGTTACATCTCTGTTGAAGACAGAGTTGTTTGGAGCCCTGTAGTTCTCGCCCTTAGCGTAAAATCCTACATTCCCGTACTTGCTTTCTTTTGACTCGTAGTATTCGCAGTCTACTGACATAAACTCGAAGTCGAGAACCTCGATCATGTACTCATCATATCCAAAGCGAGATACGTTGTTCACTCTGTCGTATGAAGACTGATTGAGCTTCGCCGCGTCATACCCATACTTCTTCTGAGCCTGCTGAGCAATTTTCTTATATTCCTCTTCTGTGAATTGATCGCCCGCCATGCGCTTCAGTTCCTGAATCGGAATGTGTCTCACATGACCTGCATACACAAGGTCGTTGAAGTTCGGATCTTCAGTAAAGCTGTGAACGAAATTGATGGGGTCTACATAGCTGGTCTTCAGACCGTATTGTGGGTCGTTATCTCTTTTTACTACAGATACCCCAAGTACCGCCAAGTCGTTTACGCATCTTCTGAGTATAGACTCGTTAAAGTCATTCCACTCCAGCGTAAGATTAGTAGCTATCTGAGCGGCTATCTCAGAAGAAGACTTGATATTGTTACCAATAAAAATTTCTGCCTCTTCAAGGGTTTCGGGGATGTCTTTTGAGTCCATCCCTACAGGGACGCCTGTCTTTTCCTGGATCTTCGCAAGCTGCTCCTTCGCCTGAATCATCATCTCCATCTTCCTACGCTCTTTGTCTTTTTCAGACGAAGAAAGCGGGTCAACAGCCTCTAGGTTTGGATAAGGATTGAGAGAAAGAATCTTATTTACTACGATTCTTACGAACTTAGGAAGAATGGGAACTGGCGTGAAGTCCAGGTTGAGCATACTTCCATCCCCGTTATTGGGATCAAGAGAAGTAAGAAGCGACCTGTAGATAGCCGTGTCTTGCGTACCGTTTGCGTATCTACGGTTCTTTTCGAACGTCTTCTTTCTATTCCCGTAAACGGAGGTCTGCTGATCTATCTTTCCCCACTGCTGGTATATGGACTTCGCATACTTCAGCCCATACTCCCTACCTTGTTTTACCTCAGAAGGGGCTAATGGGTCTGGAAAGTTAGAAGATTTTTTATTGTTACTGTGCATCTGCAATGAGTAGAGTATTTTAACTCAATGCAAATATAGTAAAACTAGGAGTGCCAGACTTTTGGCTTGTATGTCCTGAAGAACTGCTTGTCGTTAAAGTTAGCTTTAGGCTTTTCCTTCTTTGCTTTTTGAGCTGCAAGAAGAGCCAATCCAGAGCTGATAGTCAAGTCAAATTTAGTTCGCTTATCGATCTTGTATCCAATCCAATCCTCTAGCGTCCTGTTGAATAGCATCTGCCCCATCTCTCCAGTTTCGGCTCTCACTCCAACGTGATCATGGATGTAAGCCTCGATAGCGTGAGCATGAGCTTGGATCACATCCTGAGAATTCGAAGGAATGCCTTTCGTTCTTACGTTTCCAGATGAGTTAGGGTTGCGTAAATGCTGTGGTCTGTCTAGTAAATAACCGTCGTAACCTCTTGACTCAAAGTATCTTGCGATCCCGTACTTGTTATTCTCTATAAGTAGCGGATAGCCATAGAAGAAAGCGCACATCAGCACGTCTTCATAGAAGATGCTAGCCAGATCTGGACGAGAAGCGTACTCCACCACAAACATGTTGGGTGGTACATCCATATTGAACTTGTTGTACATGTGAAGCGCACCCTTTGATCCCCTGCCGTCTACCGTAGCATCCAGGTCATAGGAGTCAACTCCGCCAACACCGATATGTGCATTGGGGGCTACACGCTTCCCTCGTTCGTCAGCCTTATTGTTTCTCAGGTGGTCTGGCGGCAACCAAGCTACACGGAACCTGCCGTTAGGGTCTGGGGAGAAGACCACCTCTTCGTCTTTCACCCTCCACACGAAGTTTCCCTGGACCACTGGATTTGGATAGAGATCGTCGTTGTATTCTATCTGCTGATAGATCTTACCGATATTGAACAGGCTACCCTCTATACTGTCTCTAAAGGCTTCGTCCTCAGTAAAGGGGAACTGCCTGATGATCTCGTTTAGTTCCGAAGGGTCGTCTTTGAAAGAGTGGCGTTCGTTCTTTAGATATGCTCGACTTCCCTGGTCTACTGGCTCC